TGGGTACCTGCAGGGATCACGATATCGGCCAGCACCAATAGCTTATAGATAGCGCCCAAGGTGTTATCGGTTTGCACTACCGTGCCCGCCTTTACCACTATGTCGGCATTGATATCGGTTTTGGTAAAGGTGATATTGCCCTGCGTTTTAACGGCGAGCTTTCGCTCCAAGGCAACATCCCACGCCTTAAGCTCTAAATAGAATTCGGTGGCTGTGGCGGCAAACATGGCAGGCAGCACATGATTGGCGAGCAAGGTTTTAATCAGCCATAACACCGGTGTCACGACACAGGCCGAGAACAGTTTCCAAAATGGGCTCATGGCGCTGTCATTACTAATAATCGAGTTTGCAGCCATCACATCATCGTTGAGCAATGCCGTTACGCCCTCAGCTGTAAGCGGCACTCCTTCACTTGCTAATACTTTTTCAAAATCAACTTGCGGGCGTGACATAAGATACCTCTGTGCTCAGTTGGCCAAATTCATAGGTGGTGGCGGTAATGGCAATTAACTCGGGAGTGCGAATATCCAACGCGATAGAGCCCGGTATCAAGCGGGTATCGGTTTCGATAAGCAGCTCTATCTCGGTATACACATCACTGCGCAATGTCGAACTGCGCAGGGCTAATAACTTAGTCACAAGGCCAGATTCCATCAGCAGGTGCTTCACATCTTGAGCAATACTGGCGCGCGTGTTGGTCAGATTTGGCTGTGCCCCGACATCGAGAGACAACGCACCATCGACAATTAACAGGTCGCTATACTTTTCTGTGGTCATCCGGTCATTAACTCCTGTTGATCGGCGATTTCGGCAAGGCTGAGATTCTTATTCGAGTTATGAATAATCACATCACCAAAGCTCAGGCTCTTGGTATTTGATTGGCTGGCGACTCTGTTAGCCTTGGCACTCATTGCTGCCTGCTGGTTAATGCGCGGCTTAATGGCATTAGCCATAGACTCATTGGCCACCGGCTTAATGTCGGACAGCGGGGTTACCTGCTCAGGTTGGTAAGGTGACAGTGCATTGCGCTGCATCTCCACATTTTGAATCAATGATGGAGGGGAAGCAGGTGGTAGTTGGCCGTGTTGCAGCTCAATAGCCTGAGTCAGCGGCGTGGTAGATACTGCAGGCAATTGACCTGGTTGCATCTCCACAGCCTGAACCATCGGCGGTGTTGACACTGGAGGAAACTGGCCACTTTGCAGATCAACAGTTTGCATCAGTGACTCGGGCACCATCGACGAAAGCTGACTTTCCTGGTACCTAACCGGTAAGCGGGTAATGTTGTTGTCTGGTGCAAGCCCGCCTTGATTAACTGGCGTGGTACTCATCGCTGAGTCATTGAGCCAAGGGCCATTCATAGGGGCCGCTTTCGCTACATCATTAGCGGCGGTTTGCTGCATCCAAGTCGGTACCGTTTGCTGATTGTTCTGCTGAATAAACTCGGGGATCAATTGCTGCGGTTCGAGTCCGGTCACATTGGGGATCACATCAAATTCAACACCTGGGAGCATGTTAATGGTTTCAATGATGCCGTTAATGGTATCGATGGCCATGGTTTTGATACCGTTCCAAGCAGATTCGAACACATCAACCAGAGACTGAACCCAGCCCCACTCAGACATAGTGGCCTTGAGATCATCCCAGTAATAAACCAGAGCACCCACGGCAGCAATGGCTAAAACGATACCCGCAACAATCAGGCCGATTGGATTAGCTAGCATTACAGCATTAACCCCTACCATGACATTTCGCAATGTACCTAAAGTTGCAGTAATGCCCGTTGTAACCATCCCCCAAGCGGCTGTGGCTACTGATGCGGCCCATTGATATGCTGTTGATGCTTTAATAGTCGCCATAAACAATTGAGTATTAATCGATGCTCCAATTATTGCCCCTCTCATCCAAGCGAGTGTCGCTGTGTACCCCTTTCCTGACCATGACGCGAGATCTGTCACCAGCGACCATGAAGTCATCGCCATTTTTGATACTCCAACCATCACAGTCAACGCACCACCTGCAGCAACAAGGCCTAGAATGGCAATGGCGGCATAACCTAAAACACGGGTTAAATTGGGGAAAGTTTGGGTGAACCACAGCACTTCTTTACCCATATCGGCTACCCAGCCGACAAACTCATTGAACGCAGGGAGAACGGCGCTACCAAACGCGGCACGAATAACAAACCAAGATTGAGACAGACGCTCGCTCTGGTCGGTCATGGCAGCGGCCATCTTTTCAGCCTGTCCCATGCCTTTGACCTCGCCGAGTTTATTGATTGAACTACTGAGCCCGTCAACATCTTTTAGCAATAATTGGATTAACGCCGTGGCCTCACCAGAACCAAATGCACTCGTCACCTTATCGATATCAGCTTGAACCGACAGTTCACCGAACTGCCCTTGCAGTTTTTGCAGAATATCAACCATCGGAAGCATCTTCCCTTGGCTATCGACAAAGTTCATGCCCAAGGCTTTTTGTGCTTTACCTGCTCCTGCTAAAAATGATTTATATTTAGTTGCAGACTCTCCCCCCGCCATGGTGGATTGAAGGGTACCGAGAACGGCCATTTGCTCTTGGAGGGGTGCAAGCCCAGCAGATGCGCCTAATGCCCCGAATGCATCTGACATTTTTTTACCATCGGTTTTAAATGCTTGAACAGCGGTGGCAGTCATACCAGTTAACTGCTCAACCCAATCACTTTTTCCCATGGCATTGGCATCACTTTTAAAGATGCCATACATGGTGCCCATGTAATTGGTGATGGTCGCCGCATCGGCCTTAGTGGCGCTGGCGAGTACGTTTGAGGCGAGTGTAAACTGAGACAGATCCGAGTCACTCAGCCCTGAAATGGCCGACTGAATATCATAACTCGAGCTAACAAACTCAGTGGCAGACTTGCCATATTTGAGCGCGTATTCATAAGAGGTGTTAGCCAACTGCTTAAGGGCTGAGTCTCGCACATCCAGTGATTTAACTTCACCCAGCACCCGGTCCATCTCGATGGCAGGCATTAAGGCACTTTGCAGTGCCATGCCCGCCGCCGCCATACCGCCAACGCCAGTGGCCATCTGCATGGTTCCGGCTTGATAGTTAGATGCCAGCCCGTTGAACTGCTGACTAATCTTAGCAATCGGCTTAGTGATCTGGTCAATCAAGCCAACGGTAAACATTAAAGGTTTTGGCAGGCTCATTAGTGATCACTCTCCCCGTTAGCTGGATTTACCAGAGAATGCCCTGTTCACGCCATTGGCAGTGACTATTTCGAGGCTCTCTAAATGGTTTTTATGCAGCCAAAGCGCACGGGCTATTGACTGCTCACTGTCATCTTCGTGCGGCAGCTGGTGCCGACGAATCGATAGCATCTGTTCAAACTGGTTGTTCTCAATCGACTCAACCAGCGCCGTTATTTTTTTACTGCAATGTCCAGTATTGGCGAGAACTCACCTTTTAATGCACCCGCGATTTGCACCTCTGCACCAGGTGATTCAGTGAGAACCGTTTTAAGCGCTTCTTTTTGGGTGGCATCGATTGAGCGCATCACAAAATTATGTGAGCCGGTGCAAATACTGCCGCCACGCGACACGCTATCGACAAAATCTGAATGGTCATTGACCGTCACGTTAAATTTAAATTCTGTGTTGCCGATGGTGAGAGTAATTGTCTTTTTCATGCTGCGTCCTTATCTTTTCGGTTAGTAAATAATTCTTTGAGGTTGTTAAATCCGTCTTTCATCTGACGCTCGATCCGGTCACCCAAATCTTTCACATCATCTTTTGTGGCATAAGTTTCGGCCACATGTGTTTTATGGTCGCTCAGCTCTTTCGCCGTCGCTTTGTGGGCGTTATATAGCGCGATAATCACCGGCACTAGCACACCTAAAATCAAACTCATAAATGCGATGGCAACCATCACCCAAGTGGCAATTTCATTCATTTAGCTACCCCTTTTATTTTCTCTACAGTGCGTAAACTGGCGAGTCCCAGCATGGCAAGGGTAAGCTCCATCATCGCGTCAAGCGGTAATTCAGGCGTACCCACATCAGGCCATAGCCATTGCAATATCGGATTAATCACAAAGGCAAACAGGAAACCAAACCCACAAACCCACATCAGAAATGGACGAGCGCCCGCCACAAATACTGACCTATGCTGCGCGGCCATGGTGTTAGCCATCGCCTGCATTAGCAGCGGCTTTTGCTTAATTTCTAACAGGTCGTTATCGAGCTGCTTTCGCTCTTCGTCAGAGGTAAACAGGGCATCACCCGCCTTGCCTATCGCTTCGATGGGATTGGAACCCAAAATCGTTGAAAACCAGCCCATGGCTAACTCCCTAGCTTTAAGTAATCTGCTTCACGCATGCGGCGTGTCGGGTAACGGTCACCGAAGTTACACAGCTCTGCACCCATAGCCTGCCAATCTTGAGTAATGGCGGTCTGCCAAAATGACGGGCATCGCTTGGCTAAATTGCCATACTGAAACGCCACCGAAGCAACCACGGTTTGCTCGTGTTCCGACAGCTCATTAAAGGGCACATCAGATGAACGGTTATATCTATCGGCCAGTTGCTCAAGCAGCTGGCTTTTAACGCACAGGTCAATCACCTCTGCTTCGTCACCGGTGATGGTTAACGGCCATGTGTTCAAGGCTGCTTTCGCTGAATGTTTCGTTACCTGGCAATAGGGGCTAAGCTTGCTGAGCAATGACTGTGGCAACAGCTTTTGCAAGTCTTCGACTGAACGCTGGCCGATATCAAACCCGGTGGCAATAGTCACACCAGATTTTGAATGCTCAGGATCCGGTACATAACCGGTTAGCGTTGGCCCACCTTCTAAGCCTGAAATAAAACCAAAATTCACCTTAGTGTTTTTCATCTCTTATCTACCTTTTCTTCAAGCGTCTGACACTCGATACACAGTTCAACACCTGGCACCGCTTTTTGCCTTGCTTGGCTGATAGCCTCATAGCATTCGATACAATGGCTGGCGCTGGATTTTGCAGGTTTAGCTAACATGCGCCGCGACCTTGCCCTGGCTTCTGCCCGTTCTTCATGTAATACCGCTAAATCTGCATCATCCATTGACTGGCCCTTACTGAACTATTTACTGAACTATGTTTTCAATTTCATCGGGGCGCAGATACGGCACGCCATCGATATGCACAAAATCGGGGCTGGTCACATCGAACGGGATTTTAAACAAGCTGGCACTGCCGCCCTTGCTATCGATATCGAGCAGATCACTTAACTTGATACGGCAACCGAAACACTCGACTTTCATTTCGTCTTGTGAGGTTTTGGCATAA